TGCCCTGATACGTCTCGGGTTTGTACGCCTGCATTTTGTAAACGCTGGGCTATGGATGCCGTAGTGTACTTGTCATAACAAACCATACGTGGGTAATACATATCGGCCCATTTTTTAATACTTGCAGCTATAGCTAACTCATCTACGGCTACCTGTGAGCTATAGGTATCTAACACAGCTACACCTATTCGCCCGTCAGGCAATAGCTGGCCCATAACAAGGCTTGCATCGCGGCGGCTCGGGCTTACGTCAAAGGCAAAAACAGTTAAAGGCCCAGGTGCCATTTTTAGGTTGATGTCGCTGGCATCTTCGACACTACCGTGGGGCCACGGTGATTGTAGCGAATCTATCCATTGGCATAACGTTTCTGTCCTAAATTGCTCTGTGGTTTGTGTTGTCAGGGCCTCTTGAATTGATGCCTCAGTTACCAGTATTCCTAAAGCTGGGTTCGCTTGCGCCCAGGCTTTACGATCATCTAAAGCTGCAAACTGGGGCGCGCTGTACTCGTAATAACCTAGCGACTCAGGCGGATGCGCCAGGCATCGCTCACGTAGCTCATTTAAGGTCACGCTAAAAGCATCGCCCGCATTACTCGCGAGTAGGGTTTGCGCATTAGGCCGTGCACGGGTTACTGGCATAGCAGCTGCAAAAGCTACTTGGTCAACTTCTCTAAGCTCATCTATAAATAGAAAATCTGCCGTGGCACCACGAGCTGAGTCTCTAGTAGCTGCGCGTACATCTAGCCTGGCACCTGACTTTAAGACTATGGCCTCATTACCGTTGGCATAGCGGATGCTCTTTAGCTCTTTCTTTAGGATAGGTGCATCCTCTATAGCTTGTGCCACTTCTCTAAAGGTAGTTAATGCCATAGATCGCGCGGAGGATATGACCACGTGGTTACGCTCGTTAAACAAGAATAAGCCTGCCAGGATACGCATACGCGCCAGGTGGCTCTTTCCTTGTTGCCTACTGGTTAGTAATAAGTTTGTCTTACGAATAAACATTTTATTTTTATCTATCGTCAACATATCCTGCATTACATAGCGTTGCCAGGGTAAAAGCGGCAGGCCAATATCCTCTGCTAGCTGTGCAACTTCATCGCCACGGCTGGGGCCTTTCAGCGGTTTGTTTTCAAGCCTCGGTTTGATTGCCCCTCGTAGCGCCTGTTTAGGTTTGGTTGTCATTAGTTAACATCCTGCTCAGGTTGGCCAGCACAAGGGCCTTGCTGGGTCATTACAGACGTTTTTGGGGATAAAAGGTCAGAAAAGACAGGGGGGGTGTCCGTTGTGGCTAAAAAAACGCCCTGTGACTTCTTACCCTTACTGAGATTGCATCGCTTACAGGCAGGCACAAGATTGTCAAGGCTCATTGGGTCACCACCACTAGCTATAGGTATTACGTGGTCAACCTGGCTAGCCTCTTGGCCACAGTAGTAACACACCCAGCCCCCAGCGTTCAACACCTGTAAACGCCTAGCCTTATAGCGCCTGTTATCTCTAGGGTCTTTAGCCTTCATTTAGTAATGCCCTACTTTCTTATGATGATCTAAAGCCTTACAAGGATTGCCATAACGTTTAGCAATATACTTTAAGCCTAAGTCTATCTGCTTATATGGGTTGCGCTCTGTCATCTTTAGCAGCTGAGGTATGCCGTATGCGCTGCTCTTACTATTCTTAGCTGTAGGTAACCATTGGCTTTCCATACGCCATAACACTACTAAGCATCTATATTGCTTATCATCTAACAGCTTCATATGAGAATAGAGCTTATAGCTCTCTACGTTTGGATCGTATGCATTAGCTGTTGTAATGCCTGTTATTGAAAGCAAGGCCGTCAAGGCAATACTCTGACCAAGTAGCTCTACACGCTTTAGCAAGCTACCCGCCTCAGCGGCTTGCTTCAAGCAGTTTGAGCGTAGCGTAGATGTCAAGTTACTGGCCAGTTGTGGATAACTTAAGCGCGTTTGGCGTGTCGTCCACAGGCTTTTTGCTACCTGTGGATAACTTTTCATCTTACCCTCGCTAACTTTGTACGGTGTAATGCAGCTGTTGCTGGCTTACCTAAAGCGAATAAGAAAGTCTGAAAACTAATAGCTTTAGAGTTACCGTCAGGGCGCTCAAACTTTAGATCGGCAGGCGTTGCCATAATTGCATCGGCTTTATCCCACAGCTCAGCAAACCACTTACTACGAGACACAACAAGTAAAGCTATACCGTTGCCATTGGCCGTAAACTTCTCAGCCCATACCCTTGCATCGCTAAAAGGTGGATTCATCCAAACCAACCCCCCCCCCCACTCTTGTGCTAGTCCGTCATCTGCCTGGCTAAACCAACGCTTAGCAGGTATCCAGGGAATACCCTGAGCAGGTGCAGCTACATCTATGTCAAAGGTTAAGCCCATTGAGTCAAAGAGCCATTTAGGCGTGTAATAATCGTTGCTAGTCATATCCTCATTAACTACGTTAAACAGGCTATTTTGCATCCTTGCCCCAACCTGTGCCCCTAAATATGGCCCCTACTGGGTCATAAATACGGCGCATATCAAACCCACAGCATTTAGGTATGTTTACATCGTGTATAGATCGCTGAACCTCATAGCGTATTGAGCAGCTAATACACTCATATTCATACATCGGCATAAGTAACCAATAGGCAAACGCTCATTTTGCTACATACCTTGCATTGTAAAACCTTTACGTTAGCAGGCAGGTTATCTGTAACTATGCGCTCTATCTGCTCTGTTATCTTCTTACAGCTGCGGCACTCAAAGCGTATGGACTCGCTCATAAGCCGTATCTCCTATCATCTCCAGGCTAGCCATTGGCTTTAGCTGTGCGTTAGGTACAAGGTAACAGCCTGGTAAATGGTGTTTACCGTAAGCTTCTGTTTTAGCCTCTTTAATGGGATACCAACCAACAATAATAAAAGCGCTCATATCGCCAATAACCAATACGCCGTAATCGCTGTCACGATCTCGGTGACGTATGAGTAAATCGCCTTCTTTTCTATGGGTGTATTTAACCTCGATATTAGCCCCCACATCGGCTTCATCTTTGTAGGCGCTGTTGCTAGGCATATAGTCAGTTAAACCAAAATACTCAGCTACGGCTATCTCAGCTGCAACGTAAAGTACCTGGCGATTAACAAAAGCCTCAAAATCACCGCCGTTAATCTGTTGTGCATAATTCGTATTAGTTTGCCCGTTAAAATGAGGCAAAAAGTTTCTAGCCCTCTGTGCCCCATATTGCTCAGCTATTAGGCGTTGATATTCATCTAATACTATTGTGATCATCGGCAGCCTTTGCAAAACCATATAACATTTTCAAAGCTGTTTTTTTGATAACCAAACTTATCTAACTGTGCCACTAGGGCGCATTTATCGCATTGTTCAACCTTGTACTCAGCTGCTAACTCACCGTTAACAAAGAGTTTGCCTGTCATCTCTTTAAGGTTGATTAACTCGTAGCTGTCGCTCATACCTGGGGCGCCCAACCTGTAGATGTCTGCATATACCAAACGGGGTCACATTGTGTTGCCTTGCTCTTTTCGATACAGCTGTAATTGCCCCACTCTTTGCCTGTCTTAGCGCTAGTGCCTGTACGCCATACGCGGGCACCGTGTTTACATTCAGGTTTGCCTTGTAAATAGATGCCGCCTAGCTCATTTTTAACTGCCTCTATGGTCTGTGCTACAGGTGTAGTAGCCCATAGATCATCGCTAACAGGTGCTACGTCTTTAGTGCTAAGCGCCTCTACCTTTTCCATATCTTGCTTAGTACTACGAGCAATACCGCCAGGTGTAAGCAAACCAATAACGCGCCCGTAAGCGCTGGTTACTGCGTTTTCTACCCAAAAGTGGAGATTAACGCCGCGATCTGAACGCATCTCAAAGGCATAATCAACCGCGCTAGGTAAATGATCTTCGTACTCTTTGTAGGCCTCAGCTTTAACCAAAATATAACCTTTTGTTATATCTATATCCTCGATATATGCCACTAAACGTAGCGTGGGATATTCGGCACGCGCTCTGATAATCCTGGCGTTGACATCCTCGTAGCCCTCTAAGAAGTTACTCATCGCTTGGCCTCAGCTTCTTTTAGCGCCTTAGCAATATTACGGCCACGTAGGTAACCTTCACCCAGGCCTACTTTGTAACCCATTTCATAAGCTGCCCATATAAATAAGCCCATAAATAGGCAAACCATACCCACTACCATTAAATCTAAACTGTTCATCTTTCGCCCTTTGTTAAGGCCGATAAAGCTACTAACCGAGTAGCCCTCTCAGCGTGTAGTTAAAGTATGAACCTAGCTACTGACAAAAGGCAACGCGACACGCCCTACTTAGCTAATCTCTCCTCTATCAACAGCTCATAGATTTTATCTACACGCAGCTCTATACGCTCAACCCTACCCTTAAGGTTATGCCCGCCGTTGCCGTCATCGCGTAACTCAGATAGGTAATACTTAACAAGGTGCCGCACAAGCCCAGCCATAAGCCCTGAAAGCGTAGCAATCCCCAACGCTACGGCTATGTATGCCTGGGCCTGCGACACTTATTTAGCGCCTATCCCGAGTTGCTTTTCATTAGGTGCTATAGCTTTAAGTACTGGCCCAATTAGCCCAGCTAAAAAAGCATTAGCTAGTACTTTAGGGTCTGTTATGCCTGATAGATACAGCGCACCCACGCACGATAGAGCTGCACGTAGGTAGGACAAGGCCGCAGCCTTTAGTTGCTCTTTCATTATTGCTCCTTCAATGCCCCTTAGTTGACCTGTTTTAATATAAATACTGTGTTAGTACCTGAAGCCACAATCCCGTAAAGGCCCTCATTATCGCCTACGGGTAACTCCATTTTGTCATCGGTGTCCAGTTTGTAGCCGTTTGCTGTAGTCACGTTGCTAGCGCCGATATACAAGGCACCGCCTGAGTTATGTATCCACACGGTTTGATCCATAAAGTTTGCAGCTACCAATAATGTAGCCGTAGTGCCTACGCTTACCTGTGAACTAGTTGGCATTTTCTATTCCTAACTTAGTAATTAAAGCCGTGACCTTTTCAGGGCTTAGTGCTATCTCAAAGTGCATCTCATCTTTTCTAGTCCAATCCCCGCCCCAGGTTAGCCCGTACTTTTTAGCCAGGGCACGGATCATAGGTACCTTGCTGGCCTCAAACGTGCCTACTTTGCCTAAAGGGTGTTTAGTTGCGTTTAGGTCTATAGCTGTGCCGCTGGCGTGGTTACTTAGTTTGCCTACCACACCTCTTACGTCTCTGTAGGCATAGCCCCAATCATCAAACGTGCCGCCCTCTATTGGCTCTATTAGCTCGTTAAACTCTTTAGCAAAGTTAATAAGCAACGGCGCTACCTTTTCAGCGCAACGCAGCTTAAGGCTTGTGCCCTCAACCTTAAAAGGCTTTACGCCTATCTCAGCCTGATCCTTAGATGCTGGCCAGCCGTTGTAGCTAGTCTGCATTACAGCCCTAGAGCTGCTAAATCGTCAATAGTTAAACCGAGCGCCTCTAGCTTGGCTTGTGCCGTTGCTTTGTCTGTCTCGGCTTTTGCTACTTGTTCAGCCCGAGCCGTATCGGCTGCTTGCTCAATTTGATACGCTTCTAATTCGGCTTCTGTCATTTCTCTTTCAACAATTTCGCCTGTTTGGGCATCGGTAATTTGTATTTGTAATGTATCCATTTTAACTTTCCAATCCATAAACAGTATAAGTTCCAGTTGAATTACTTGTGGTAAAAATTAAACTAAACCCGTCAAAAGTGCCAGTTGTTTGGCTTCTTTGAAATCCACCGCTGCGCCAATTAGATTGTCCATTATTTGCAAATTGTCCAGTACACCATTTTGAACCTGATATAGCAGGTTGATAAAAGTAAAAATTACCAGCTGCTCCTTCTCCCGTGTCAGCTAAAGTAAGTGTGACTGATGTGCCGTTACTTGTATTCAGATTTGCTGTTGTACCAGCGTCATTTATACCAACAAATCCAGAATAATAACCTGTACTAGTATCAACACCGCCATTACGATACTTAAAACTACATTGGCTATTGCCACCATTTCCACTATGACGATACATTAGTAAATAATTTGTGTATGTACCTGTAAAACAATTATTAACCGATACTGAAGCCACATTGGTGAAAGTGCCTGAAGTAACTTTTGTCATACCGCTTGATGCTGCTGCTGGTGTAGCCCATTTGACCTTGTACGGGCTAACCGTTGTATCTGCCGTCAAAACTTGTGCAGTAGTACCTATCGGCAGGTTATCGTAAGTACCTGATCCTGTGCCTACTACAATGTCACCCGCTGCAGTAATGGTTGTAGCCATATCGTTAGTAATAGTTACGGTACCGCTAGTGCCACCGCCTGTAATACCTACGCCAGCTGTAACGCCTTCAATATCTCCTGTTGCACCTGAGGCTACCCACGCTGCACCGTCATAGTACCAAAGGCCGTTAGTGTCTTTAGTAAAAGCAAACTGCCCTTCTTGTGGTGAGGTAATAGCTGCATCTCTTGCCGCCGTAGATGCAAAGACGTTGATACCTTGCATTAGGTAGCCGTTAGTGTCAGCTGCCGTAAGTACCTCGCCAGTAGTAAAGGTCTTAAAACCTAATCCAGCTGCCATAGTCCTATCTCCTTAATAACTTAATACGCCGCTGTCAAGCAAACCGTATATGGATGAGTCTAATATAAAGCCGTCAATAATTGGCTCTAAAGTTGTAAGTGTTGTTTTCCAGCTATTAGGCGTAATGCTCTGAGCTACGCCAAACACCTGCAAAGTCTTAGTTAGCGTTGATCCGCCAGGCTGGTTAGTTGTAATAGTTACAGGGTCAAAATAGTCTAGGTCTAGCGCTGCAATAATGCCTAAGTTGTAGTTATCGGTATAAAGGTCTAGCTGAATAGCATCGCATCTAATACTGGTTTCAGCCCTAGATGCCACGTATGCCTGTGCATAGTCCAAGGCCACGGCATCGGTCTGCATTAGTAGGTTTTGTTGGTTATAGCTATGCACAAAATACTTATCAATACTGGGCTGGTTTATGGCCGTTTGAGCTGTGCCGCCTGTACGGGTAACGCTGGCTGAGTTGTAAACTAGGGTATCGTCAAGGCGCCACACCGCATTGAAGTAGCTAATATCTGTGCCGTCATCGTTGAATACTGTAGGCGTAGCTCCTGTACTGCCAGCCGTTACGTTACGATCTTGAAAGACAAACGAGCCAGCGGCATCTACATACAAAGCCCCGTACTCGCTAGTCTCTACTGTTTGCATAGCTGCAAGGCTTGTGCGGGCTGTGCCTGGGTCTGCCTGCATTGTGGTCAAACCTGCATCTACGTCACGCATAGAGGCTGGCCAATCAATAGCATCTAACAAGGCGTTTATTCTTGCACCACTAAGCTGCCCCGCTGAGGTACCTGCCACGGTACTGATCTGTGCATTTTGTGCCAGCCTAAAAGCATCTACGGCTTGGATAGTTGTATAAACCACGTCATTAGCGTTTTTAGGTGTAGTAGTCGTATAGCTAGTAATAAAGCCTGAAAAGATAGGGTAAGTAGTTGCCCCGTAGGTAGCCGTAATCTGCACCTTACGCATAGGCGTTAATAAGTTGTAATACGGCCCGCTTGGATTTTGTGGGTTAAAATCGCCGTTTTGGTCAACGATACGCAGCGATAGGGTGCCCGTTTGGAATTGGTCAGCCTGAGCGTTACGGCCTCTAATAGTTTGGATGCTATCCACTACGTTAGATACGTCCACGATTACGCTAGCACTATCTGCTAATACGTTTGTGCCTAATATGCCGCTATCTAAAATCATAGCCTGAGCAAAGCTAGGGCCAGTACTAAAGTTAATAACAGCGTTTACTACTGGCACGGTCATACTGCTATGGCCCCTGCGTAGGTAGTTAAGTAACCTCTACGTGCTATCTCATTAAGGGCATTTTGCACGGCATCCACAATTATATTCTCATCGCCAATTACACCAGCCGTTACGTTAATTACGTTATTAGTGTAGTTACGATCTCTATTTTGGTTAGGGTTAAAGTCCACGCCTGCTACGGGTGCATTAAGGCTGTCAGGCATATCGCCACCTACGCCCAATACGTTAAGGTCATAGTTACGGTCTTTGTTTTGGTTTGGGTTAAAGGTAATGCCAGCATTGGACGTAGCTGCACCTAGCGTAGTTACGCCTGGGATAGTCAGCGTAGGGAACTTAAACTTTGCTAATAAGTCTAGTGCAGCTTGTAGGTTATTCAGGTTAATAAGATCTGTGGACTTCATACCTGCTAAAACCCTGTTTATGTCTAGCAGCTTGGCATCTTGCTTTTGCAAAGCGCCTAATATCTTTAAGTCCTCGTTTAGCTTGGCCGTGGCCTTTTCTATAGCTACCGTATCTTTAGAGGCTATAGCATCTTCAAGGGCGTTTATATCTTGCTTAACCTTTAGGCGCTGTACATCATTGGCTATAGCTAATATCTGTGAGCCAGTAGTGGCTTTGCCTAGAGCCTCAGCCTGACCAATTAGGGCCGCGTTAAGTTGGATTTTGTCTAAATCAAAAACGTCTGCGCCTTTAGCTAAAGCTAGGTTTGCCTTGTCTATAGCTAAAGATAGTTTTTTAGCATTAGCTGTAGCTAGAGCCGCCGCAGCTGTTTTCTTAGTCTCTGCAGTAATCTTTTTAGCTGCAGCAAGGGCTTGCGCATCTTGTGCTTTTTTACCCTGGTATGAGGTAGCCATACCTGTGCCAGCAAACTTACTTGCTGCCCTAGCTCTATCCTGAGCTAAAAACTCGGCGTTAGCTTTATTAAGATCGCCCACCATATTAAAGGCACCGCTGCCAGTTACAATATCTAACACTCGTATAAAGCGGCTAAAGCCAATAATGGCAGTACCTATGGCACCCGCAATAGACTCTATAAGGCTAAGGGTTTTAGGGAGGCCACCTTCACCGCCTAGAATTGCAAGGGCGTCTACTAAATCTTTACCTAGTGTCTCAGCTACGTTTGCACTAGCTACGCTTAACTTGTCTAACGATCCTGCGTAAGAGTCAGCTGCTAGTTGTGCCTGGCCTTTACTGACCTTAGCCACCTGGGCTAAAATCTCCTCAAAGCTCATAGCTGCTAGCTCGGCTTTACTTAGACCTAGCTGGTACTTCATTAAGCCACGGGTATTACCTTGGTAGGCCTTTGATAAATCGGCTGTAACGCTTACAACATCCACGCCACTTAGCGCGCTTAAATCTAGGGCTGTGCGTAGTAAATCTTGTGACTTAATATAATCGCCCGTACTGGTCAGTAACATCTGATACGCAGGGCGTAGCTTGTCATCGAGTACGCCGTACTGGCGCTCTAAGTCAGATATAAACTTTTTTACCGCTGGGTCAGCAAAGGCTAGGCCTAAATTATTAAGAGTTTTGCTCAGTACCTTAGCGGCTTTGTCATCGGCTGCAAAAGCCTTAACGGCTTGCATCGCGCCTCTAGCGCCAAAAGCAAGACCAAAAGCCCCAGCTAAACCTTTAACACTTTTAGTAAGTTGCTTTGTAGCTGTCTCGGCTTTACTAAAGGCTTTTTTGCCTGTGTATTCGGCGGCTATATTTATTACTACTGAGGGATCTATAGCCATTACTTAACCCCCATAGCGTTGTAAAACTTAATCTTTGAGTTTTCTATAGCCTTTAATACAGCTGCATTAGTCTTGCCGCCGTCCTCTTTCCAGGCTCTAAATATGGCACGGCCTTTCATTTTACGGCTTCTACGTCCTGCGCCAGTTTGGTTATTCGCATCTACTATTGGGCCGTATTCATTTATAGCTTCAATAAACATATTACCTGCGCCTGGGTTATTACTTTTAGATTGTAGCTTTGTACCTGAGCGTATCATTTTGCCATAGTTAGATTGACCTGGGCGCACGACCTTAGCCATAGGCGCTTGCTCTCGGCCATTAGGATATAAGCGGCCTGCGGTTTCATAAATTGATCCTGCAGCGCTTGTATTAGCAATACGAGCTATAGCTCTAAAGCCTCTATCATTAGGTTTTGAGGGTGAAGTTTTATAGCCTATGCCGCCTTTAGCTGCAGTAGTACTCCATAACCGCCCCTTCTCTGACCATAAAGCCGTATCACTACTTTTAGCCCAGCCTGATAGGGGCGAAGTATTAGGCACAAAGCCACGAGCAGTTTTAGTTATAGGGGCTAAGAGGTTTGCTAACTCTTTACGAGTCTCTTTCGCTAAGTCAGGGCTAAACTTTTTAATAGCCTTGCGTAGCTCAAGGGCGCCTTTTACCTCTACTGGCATTTTGTTGCTCCTTAGCTTTATCGTTTATTACCCTGAGCATATTCTTAAACATAAAATCGTCCAGGTCTAACAAATACTGGGGCGCGATACCCGTCTCAACGGCTAGCTGTGCAACCAGGTAACCAAAACTACCGCGCCCCACTATTGCGAAGGGTCATCGTCCAACACCTCAACCTTAGCTAAGGTGTCTAAAAACTCTGCCCCAAACATCGGTACGGTTTGCCCGCTTGTGCGTAAACACTCCCAGGCTAGCCAGTACACATCACTTTGCTTTTCATCATCTCTAAAAGCTTTGTGAAAGCCTTTTTTTGCATATAACTCAAAGGCGTACTCAATACGTGGCGTAATCTGATGATCCGATACGCTGCCGTCTGCCCTTGTTATTTTAAGTTTTGCCATTGTGTTAGCCCCTTTGCTTAGTTGGTTATGCTGTTGTATCTACAACGATTACGCTGTTGCAGGTAAAGGTAATTGATTGTGTAGAGATGTCTGCTACTGCCCCGTTAATATCTGTAGTGTTATTAACTAGTACTGTAGTTTGATACTCAGGGTTTGCAGCTGAAATTACAGCGCTTGTCTGCTTTAGTGTAAGTGGCACAGTTGTACCCCAGGCACCTTGCAAAGTCTGTAATACCTCAGATGTAGCAGTATCGTTAAGAAAGTCAAGCGTAATAGTGCTGGCCTCTAGGCCCTTAACAAACTTATGCGCTGTATCGCCCATAGCTGTAACTTCAAGCTCGTCAAAAGTGCGGTTAATTGTTACGCTTGTTACGTGGTCAGATAGGTCAACGCTATTAAGTGTGACCACTACCCCGTTAGATAAAAATATAGCCATAGCTTATGCCTCGTCCTTTTCTGTGGTGGTTTCTGTAATTGGTTTTGGTTTTGTTACTTTAACCTCGGCAGGCAGCTCTTGGCCTATCTTGATTAAAAACGCTTTATCCTCATCTGTAAGTGCCATTTTAGCTCCAGCTCGTTAGTATGCTTATTTGTAAATCTGCCGTTAGATAGTCACCTGCGGCAACACTTAATACGCTTGGCGCGCTCACGCTAGTAACATTAAATACAATTGCGCTATTAGCTAGTTTAGTAAACACAGCTACTATTGTGTCCTCTATGCCAATTAGGTTAGAGGCGTTGTCAAACATTGGTACCGTCATAATAATCTTAAAATTAGCCATAGGCGAGATAGTTGCCTGAGAGTTATTGCTTGGCGTGATATATGGATCGGCAGGGGCAACCACCACGGCGCTAGATTGCATAGTGCTAGGCGGGTAGTTAAATACCGTCCATACACCTGGGTTAGCCAGGGCTGCAGCTATTGTGCTGCGTAAGGTA